CATCACTGCCACTGGTAGGTTCAGTGGTAGGAACCCTAATATGCAGAACATGCCCAGAGGCGGTACGTTCCCAGTAAAGCGTGTGTTTGTATCTCGTTGGGCTGGCGGTAAGATATGTGAGGCTGACTTTGCCCAGCTTGAGTTCAGAACTGCTGCGTTCCTAGCACAAGATGAAACTGCTATGGAAGAGATAGCTACAGGCTTTGACGTACACAGCTACACTGCCAAGGTTATCTCTGATGCAGGTCAGCCTACTACTCGTCAGCAAGGGAAGGAACATACTTTTGCTCCTCTTTTTGGGGCCAGTGGATATGGCAGGAGTAAGGCAGAGGCTGCTTACTATAAGGAGTTTATCAACAAATACAAAGGGATAGCTAAGTGGCACAAGAAGTTAGGTGACGAGGCCATACGTCTACAGAAGATTACTAACGTGTCAGGTAGGCAGTACGCATTCCCTGGCTGTGAACGCAGAGAGAATGGCACACCTACATTCTTCACTATGATTAAGAACTATCCAGTGCAAGGCTTTGCAACAGGTGACGTAGTTCCTGTAGTCTTGAATGAGTTAGAAGATAGATTAAAACTGTTGCATTCTTGCCTCGTTAATACAGTGCATGACTCAACAGTAATTGACATACATCCAGAAGAAGAAGATCAAGTAATACAGATAGTTATGGACTTGAACAATGACTTAAACGATTTAGTAGAGAAGGCATACGGTGTGACAATGAATGTACCTCTACTATTGGAAGCAAAAATAGGTATAAACTGGCTTGACACAGTGGACGTTTAATGTATAACTGTCCATTCAAACTAAGATAAAAAAGGTAGAAAAACTATGAGTAATCAGATAACAGTAGCAAATGAATCAGGGGTATCCCTAGCAGAGATGATGGGTGTAGCTAATACAGGTAGCGCCTCTCCTAAGTCATCTCTAGCACGACTAACACAGGTACACCAGCCAACTATGGGGCTGATAGAAGTAGCTGGCAAGAACATAAAGACAGAAGTTATGCCTATAGGTGTCTACAAGCTTACCTTAGATGAAGACACGGCTATCTACTCAGAGAACCCTAAGATCCGCATCTTCGCTATACGCCAGCAGTGGACGCAGTTTGACAGTGAGTTGAACGCCATGAACAAGACAGTAATGGTTACTGATCTTAAGGGTGACTTCAAGGACACCAAGGGTGGCTTTAACTTAGGTCGTCCAGGCTACATCAAAGATTGGGATGCTGCATCAGATACTGTGAAGAACCTCATACGTTCTATTAGTCGCACTATGGTTGTCTTTGGTTTCATCACTCTTGATGATGCTACAGATGAAGAGGGTAAGCGTATCACAGGTGACTACGTTGATATGCCATTCGTTACAGACATTAAGAACAAGCTTAGCGTCAAAGCATTGAATGGTTTTATCTCTACTACAGCACGTAAGAACAAGCTGCCTATTCAGTTTAACGTAGCACTAGGCGCAGGTATCCATGACTTACCTAACAACAATCAGTACGCTTCCTATACGTTCAACTCACCTGACTTCGTAGATGTACAAGAGGGCGATAATGAAGTACTCAAAGAGTTCTTGGAGTTTGTAGAAGTTACTAATACTGGTATCCTATCTAAGTGGGATGAGAACAATAGGCAAGACATAGAGGATGATGAAAAGGAGATCGTTGCTTCTATCGTTGATGTGGAGGACTTTTAATGATGGATCACCCTGCTGAGCTATCCCTTCACACCTACATGAACTCTGTTCTTGCTGGTAAAAAGGGTATGGATCAAAGCATAATTGATAAAGTTATGTCTGACGTTGGTGATGCTATGAATAAGCAATTCAACGGCGGTCCAAGGGGTGACTTTAGACTTAGGATGTCCAACATTGGGCGTCCTACTTGTCAGCTTTGGTTTGATAAGAATGAGCCAGAGCATAAGGAAGCTTTCCCACCCCGCTTCTTAATGATGATGATGATTGGTGACATTGTAGAGGCTGCTTTTAAAGGCATACTACGTGGTGCTGGTGTTGACTTTGAAGACAATGCAAAGGTTACGCTTGACTTAGATGGGCGTAAGATCAATGGCGAGTACGACATGAAGCTAGACGGTAAGGTAGATGACGTTAAGTCTGCCTCTCCTTGGTCTTATGAGAATAAGTTTTCTAGCTTTGAAGCTCTCAACTCTGGTGATGGGTTTGGCTACATACCACAGCTTGTAGGCTATGCAGAAGCAGAAGGCGCTCCTGTAGGTGGCTGGTGGGTTGTCAATAAGGTTAATGGTGAGTTCAAGTATGTCTCTGCTGCTAACGTAGATAAAGATAAAGTCTTAGACGAGATGAAGGATACAGTAGCCTACATTGAGGAAGACAAACCTTTTAAGCGTTGCTTTGAGGCAGAGCCTGAGACATTCCGTACTAAACTTACTGGTAACATAAAGCTTAGTAAGATGTGTGGCTTCTGTGACTACAAGAAGCGTTGCTGGCCTGAGTTACAGACTCTTCCCTCTGTAATGTCTAAAGCAAAAGCACCTCCAATGGTAGACTATATACACGTTGAAGTTCCACAATAAAGGTAAGTATCGCAGTGGCTTAGAGAAGAACATCGCTGCGATACTTAAAGACTGTCAAAAGAAAGTTAGGTACGAGGCTCTAAAGATTGAGTGGGAAGACTTAAGGTATAGAACTTATACACCTGACTTTGTACTAGACAACGGTATCATAATAGAGAGCAAAGGTATCTTTGATAGTGAAGACAGACGCAAACACCTAGAGATACAGAAGCAACACCCAGAGCTAGACATACGGTTTGTATTCAGCAACGCTAAAGGTAAGCTATACAAAGGTGCTAAGTCTAGGTACTTTGAGTGGTGTGACAAGAACGGATTCAAGTGGGCCAATCGTATTATACCTGAGTTATGGCTAAAAGAAAGAGGCAAACCTATCAGACTAGATAGGATATCTCTTAAAGCAAAGAGGAGAACACAATGAGTGATAAACCAAAGACAGACCTAGCCCCTGGTGAGATGGCACTAATCATACGTGCTATTAACTGGGAAGATGGAGATGATTGGCAAGGTGAGATAAACACTTCTATGATTGTACATCCAGAGGGTGACGTACCAAAGAGGATCAAGGCTCACATGTTAGACGTAGTAACTATGATGTCTGCATTTCTCTCTGTAGCAGAAGAGTTTCCTGAAGTGTATGAAATAGTAGAAGAGCGTAGAAATGAGCTTATGGGTATTGACATGGACGAAGCATTACCTGATAAGAGTGTAAGCGTGACTAAAGTAGGTAACGTTTACACAATAGATAAGTGGACTAAGACAGAAGGAAACTGCTAGTATGAATAAACCAGAAGAGGAAGATACCTACGATCCTGTAAACCGCCCAGCGCACTACAACTTAGGTGGCGTAGAGTGTATTGACTACATCAAGCAGGTACTAGGTAAGGAAGGTTTTATAGCATACTGTCAAGGTAATATGATTAAGTATCAACACAGGTACAGGTACAAGAATAAACCAGTAGAAGATATGAAGAAGGCACAATACTACTTAAACAGAATGATAGAAACTATGAGCGAGGTACATAAATGATTCACGACACAGACATACCTAGAAGTTTTACTACGGACCCTATGGACTACTCTTACTGGGTAGAAGGAAAGATTATAACTGAAGGAGAGGTACGCTTAGTAGAGAATACACTTGGCCTTGTAGGTGAGGCAGGTGAAGTTGCTGAAAAGATTAAAAAGTACTTGCGTGACAATACAAAAGTAGATAAACAAGACATAGTATCAGAGCTAGGAGATGTTGTTTTCTATGCTACAGCCTTAGCTAACTTCTTCTATAGCAACCTTAATGATGTTATGGAGACTAATATGTCTAAGCTTAATGATCGTGCAGAACGTGGTGTCATTAAAGGCAGCGGAGATAAAAGGTAATACTATGAAGTTCCATGTCAGTGTAACAATTAAGGTTGATCCAGAGGAGAACTTTCTGCCCATTGACGGGTCAAATGAAGGTGCAGTTGCAGATGTAATACGAGCCTTGCTATATGATGTAGATGGCTTAATCGTAGAAAATATAGAGGTCAAAGAGAAATGAATAACTACCTACCAACAGACTACCAATCGTTTATCCACAAGTCACGTTACGCCAAGTATTACGAAGGTGATGGGCGTGAGTCTTGGGATGATACAGTAACACGCTTCTCTGTGAACGTGATCCGTGATCTTGTAGATCAAAACACTAAGTATAAACTAGAGCAAGCTATACT